CTTATATTTTTCTCCGGGGGGATATTTTGTTAAACCTTTCCAGTACTTTTTACAGGGGTGTGGGCATTTGAATAACAAAAGTGGTAACTCGATCCCACGCTCCTTTCAAAGTTTACAGTTTTTTTGAGTAAAATAATACCTCCTTAAGTATTATATACGGAACAATAACTGCCTACACCCTTGTAAAAAGTGCTGGAGAACTATTTAGAAAGGAGAGAGAACATGGCTAGAAAGTCAACGCCCGCTAGAACGCCAGAAGCAAGAGAGAATCAATTGATAAATCTTGCAATGAACCTAGCAGAGAAAAAACTTAGAGATGGTACAGCGTCATCGCAAATCATCACTACTCTCCTTAATTTGGGTACGGCAAAAGCTCAATTGGAGAAAGCAAAAGTGGAGAGCGACCTAAGAGTCGCAGAAGCAAAGATCGAAGCAATGAAATCGAGTGAAGATGTAAAAGAATTAATGTCCGCAGCTCTAATGGCAATGAAGAGCTATCAAGGTTTGTCCATGGAGGAGGAAATTGATGATGAGGACTATTAAAACATATTCTGAGTTAATAGAAATTCCAGAGTTTGAGGATCGATTTGAATATGCTAAACTTGGCGGAACCGTTGGAGAAGAAACGTTCGGCGGGCATCGATATTTGAATCAGATACTCTATAAATCTAGAGATTGGAAGACGACTAGAAGAGAAGTAATGCTTCGAGATGATGGTTATGATCTAGCGCATTTGGATTATCCAATTGCAGGAAACATATATATACACCATCTTAACCCAATTACAATTGACGATATTCTCGAGAAGAGAGATTGTGTATTTGATCCAGAATACTTGATCTCAACTTCCTTGAATACCCACAATGCAATGCATTACGGGGATAAAGATATTCTGGCAAAAGGCCCAGCAATACGAACAAAAAACGATACATGTCCATGGAGGTGATAACAATGGCAAGAACATCTAAAGTAAGAGAAGAAGTAGTTAACGACGCTGAAGTTGTGAAATCCGCTAAGTCTCCAGCGGTTGAGGAGACGCCGGCCCCGAAAGCCGAGAAAGTATATGGAATTATAGCCAACTCAAAGTTCGTCAACATGCGCAAGACCCCGAAGATTGAGATCGGTAATGAGCTCATGGTTCTTCAAGAGGGGGATAAAGTGAACATTCTTGGTGAGTCCGAAGGATTCTACAAAATCAAGTTCAAAGGAGCAACGGGGTATGTTGTATCCGAGTACTGTATAAAAGAGGTGTAAATAATGGACGGTATACTTTCATCAGTTAAAAAACTTCTCGGGCTTTCCGACGAGATTACAGCCTTTGACCAAGATCTAATTATTCAGATCAATGGTGCCATTTCGGCGCTTACTCAGATTGGTGTTGGGCCGTCCAATGGTTTTTTAATTACCGGAAATTCGGAGACCTACATTGACTTCCTCGGTGATGAAGAGTCAGGTCTTCAATTGGTTAAACTCTATTTGTTCTATAAGACCAAGCTTGGGTTTGACCCTCCGACGAATGGATCAATCTTGGAAAGTTTGAAAGAAATGATTAAAGAGATAGAATGTCGTTTAAGCTATCAAGTCGATCCAAAAGACACCTTTAAGAAAGCGGGTGAAAATTCAAAATGAATCGAAACGAACTTTATCATTACGGAATCCTCGGAATGAAATGGGGAATCCGCCGCTATCAGCCATACCCAAAAGGATATTCTGGTAATGGAAAAGAGGTCGGAGAAGCTAGGGTTTTACGGTCGTCTGACTCGACATCCAAGAAGCGTGGAATAACTGGTTATATAGAATCCAAAAAAAAAGTAAAAGCCGAAAAGCAGGCGGCCGAGGAGAAAGCTAAATCGGCAGTAAAAGAGGCTTACGAAAAAAAGCTCGAGGCAAATAAGGAGCGAGTTCTAAAATCCGGCACTGCCCAAGAAGTTATGAAGTATAAAGGCAAATTAACAAATCAAGAATTACAAGCTGCCGTAAACAGATTAAATCTTGAGGCCCAACTGTCTAGTATGTCTCAGCGAGAGATTAAATCCAACATGGATAAAGTCAACGACGTAATGAACACGATTAAGACAGTTACGGACTGGACAAAAATCGGAACAGATACATATAATCAATTGGCTAAGATCTACAACGCTACTGAAAGCGGAAAGAAAGATCCATGGCCTATAGTTGGCGCAGGTGGAGGGAAGAAAGGTGGCTAATGTTATTATCTATACGGTACCTCATAAAAACGAACTTTATCATTACGGAATCCTCGGAATGAAATGGGGAATCCGCCGCTATCAACCGTATCCAAAAGGATATTCTGGTGACGGTAAGATGATAAATGTAAAAAAAATAAATAAACAAGCTGTTAAAGCCGACGATCGATCTAATTTAAAAGAGGCCTATAAAATACCAAAAGGCACAACTATGTATAGAGTTAGCGCTGATAATCAAGAGGATATTAGCGGACAAAAATACGTCACATATTTAACCCCAGACAGGAATTTTTACAAAAGTGGATATATCCGTAATAAAGCTGGCACTCAAAAAGATTATGAATATACTATGACGCTAAAAGAAGATTTAAGCATCCCTAGTAAAAGTCAGGTAGATAAAGTAATTCAAGACAAGGTTCTTTCTAACGAAAAGTTGAGAGCAGAAAGCATTAAACAATGGTATAACGGAATGTTCCCAGAGAATAGCTGGCGTAGAATAGAACTCGAAACCCAATACGAAGAACAGTATGGTATTACTAAATGGGATGACATTCTCAGTAGGGCAGTGTCTAAATCTAAAAATGCACCTTTGGATTTAATGTTAGCAAGAACTTATCAAAGCTTGGGGTTGGCGACAAATTCTAAAAATGCCGTTATACAAGAGTTAAAAGACCAAGGTTTTAATGCAATGACTGATCAGGCCGGCGTTGGATTAAACAATATCAGAGAAGGATATGCGCCATTAATAGTCTTCGATTCCAAAACATCATTACAGGTGGATAAGGTTAAAGAGATTTCGTCCGCTGAAAGCGATAATGCGGCATTCTACGCTAGGAACTGGAGATCAATGGCAAATAGAAAAAACAAGAGTTGGTGATCAATTATGAGCATTTCTAATACTGCTACTCCTCGCTATTACGGGGAATTCAGAGAAGCAGTCATAAGAGGGGACTTTCCAGTTTGTGAGACTATCTCCATGGAGATGAATCGAATTGATGACCTAATTCGAAATCCTGGAATCTATTACGACGATGAGGCGGTTGAAGGCTGGATCCGATTCTGTGAGAACGAATTAACCTTGACCGATGGGTCAGACCTTTATCTTCTCGACTCATTTAAGTTATGGGCTGAACAAGTATATGGGTGGTACTACTTTATTGAAAAAAGTGTTTATCGACCAAACAAGAACGGTCACGGCGGGCACTACGTTCGAAGAACCATAAAAAAACGACTCATCAATAAACAGTATCTTATTGTCGCCAGAGGTGCGGCTAAGACTGTATACGGCGAATGTCATCAGGCTTATGGGTTAGTGGTGGATACATCAACGACCCACCAAGTTACAAGCGCCCCGACGATGAAACAGGCAGAGGAAATATTATCTCCGTTCCGAACGGCCATAGCCAGAGCCAGGGGCCCGCTCTTAAAATTTTTAACAATGGGCTCAATTCAAAATACGACCGGTTCTAAAGCCGATCGTGTAAAACTGGCAGCCACAAAGAAAGGAATAGAGAACTTCCTCACAAATTCCTTATTGGAAGTGCGACCAATGAGCATTGCAAAACTACAGGGTTTGCAGAATAAGTACTCAACAGTCGATGAATGGCTATCCGGCGATATTCGAGAAGACGTTATAGGAGCTCTGGAGCAAGGAGCTTCGAAAGTAGATGACTATCTTATCATTGCTATGAGTTCAGAGGGAACTGTGCGTAACGGCCCTGGCGATACTATTAAGATGGAGCTGATGGATATTTTAAAAGGCGATTACAACGCTCCAAACGTGTCAATCTGGTGGTATAAACTTGATGATGTAAAAGAAGTAGATGACCCGGAAATGTGGATCAAAGCAAATCCGAATTTAGGTCTAACTGTAGACTATGAAGTGTATCAGAACGATGTCGAACGTGCAGAGAAAGCGCCAGCCGCATCTCATGATATTTTGGCTAAACGTTTCGGAATTCCAATGGAAGGTTATACCTACTTCTTTACATACGAGCAAACCCTTCCACATAAAAGAAGAATGTATTGGCAAATGCCCTGCGCACTAGGTATTGATCTATCGCAAGGCGACGACTTCTGCGCTTTCACATTTATGTTTCCACTAAAAAGAGGTGAATTCGGAATTAAGACTCGGTCGTACATAACTGAACGTACACACATGCGACTTCAAGCCGCCATGCGAATTAAGTACGAAGAGTTTATTGAGGAAGGGAGTCTAATCATCATGGACGGCACCGTTCTAAATCTAGACGAAGTATTTGACGATCTAGATCAGATGATTCTGGATACTGGATATGATGTTCGGTGTGTCGGTTACGACCCTTATAATGCAAAAGAATTTATAGATCGATGGGAACGGGAAAATGGGCCATATGGGATAACTAAAGTTCCACAAGGAGCAAAGACGGAATCCGTTCCACTAGGCGAATTACGGAAGATGGCCGAGGACCGACTGCTCCTGTTTGATGAAGCGCTAATGACATTCGCTATGGGAAATTGCATTGCCTTGGAAGATACTAATGGAAACCGAAAACTGTACAAGAAACGTCAAGATCAAAAGATCGATAATGTGGCGGCGATGATGGACGCCTATATCGCATATAAAGCGAATACCGATCTGTTTGATTAAGGTTTAAAAAGCAGGTAAAAATTCAAAATGAACTTTAGTATATAGGAGGTGTATAAATTGATACGACCGGATTATAGATCTTTTTACGGTGTAGGTCTGAAATCACTAGCCCATAGCGCAAAAGGATCAACCTGGGAAGATCACAAGTACGTTAAACGAGTTGACGGTACGTATTACTACCCAAATAATTACAAGAACGGCAGGACTATAGATTCCTTAGAGACCACAAGCAAAACCGGCACGGGCACAATAAAGAGTGCATCCGAAAGCGGCACGTCGAGTGATAAGACTTCAACTAGCACATCCAATAGCTCGGACGGCATGTCTGACATTTTAAAAGAGGTTCTGGCTGGAACTAAGACGTTCGGGTCTGAAGGAAGCTCAAGTTCTGGTAGTAGTTCGACCTCCGAATCATTTAGCGATGACGATTTAAAGGCGTTAGCCAAAGAAGTTATTCAAGGTAACTTTGGGAATGGTGAGACTAGAAAGAAGCTACTTGGTGACGATTACGAATCAATCCAGAAGATAGTGAATCAGATGCTAAAATCGTCTGGATCAACGTCTTCCAAAGCTAAAAAGAGCACCAGCTCTTCAAAGAGCAACACGAGTAGTAACTCGACAAAAACGACTTCATCGACTAAAACGAAAAACTCAACAGAATCAACATCTAGCAGTTCGTCTACTACGACGGCTGCATCAAAGGGCATCGATTTGAAAAAGGTCTTTTCGGTATATAACAAAAAGTAGGTGAAAATTCAAAATGAATCAAAGTATAAAGGAGGAATGTCCGAATGGCCGCAGTAGGTGAGAGATTAAAGAATGCTTGGAACGCGTTCCTCGGAAGATCGCCAACGGAATACGAGTACATAGGGTATAGCAGCGCATCAAACCCTAGCCGACCGAGACTTCGAAGTGGAAGCGCTAAGTCGATCATAACTTCAGTTTACAACTGGATAGCGGTTGATTGCTCAACTATTAATTTTAATCATGTGAGAGTCGGCGATGATGGCCGTTTCAAAGAGATTATAGATAGTAGTCTTAATCGAGTTCTCTCGAAGGAAGCGAACATTGATCAAACGGGAAGAGCATTTATACGAGACATTGTTATCTCGATGCTCGATGAGGGCTGTATAGCGATTGTCCCATTTGAAACGGACATCGATCCAAAAGATACCGATTCATTCAGAGTTCTAAAAGCCAGAACTGCTCGAATTTTAGAGTGGTTTCCGAAGCATATAAGGGTCGAGATCTACAATGAGGACTCTGGGCAAAAAGTTCAGATGATTTTGGAAAAACGGATCTGCGCTATTCCTGAAAACCCGTTTTATGCAATCATGAATGAGCCGAACTCAACGGCGCAACGTCTGATAAGAATCTTGAATCAGATTGATCGTACAAACGAGCAGAACAGCTCTGGTAAACTTGATATGATCATCCAGTTACCATATGTAATTCGTGGCGACGCTAGAACTAAACAAGCTGAAACAAGAAGACAGGCAATTGTCGATCAGCTAACAGGTTCTCAATATGGAATCGCATACATTGACGGTACTGAAAAGATTGTTCAGTTAAATCGTTCCCTGGAGAACAATCTATGGGAGCAAGCAAAAGACCTAACCACGCAGTTGTTCAGTCAACTTGGCCTCTCAGAAGAAATATTTAACGGGACGGCAAGTGATGTTGTGCTTCTAAACTACTACAACAGAACTATTGAACCAATCGTTTCATCTATTGTAGAAGCGATGGAGCGATCTTGGTTATCTAGAACGGCACAGTCACAAGGACAAGCGATTCGATTCTTCAGAGATCCATTTAAACTAGTTCCAGTTTCGCAGATTGCTGAAATAGCGGACAAGTTTACAAGAAACGAAATCATGTCGTCGAACGAGATTAGAGCCGTTATTGGCATGAAGCCATCGGATGATCCGAAGGCCGATCAATTAATCAATGCAAACCTAAACCAAGCCTCTGACAAACAAGAAGAGGCTAAAGAGGTAATTGATGTAGAAAAAGATAATGTTTAAAATTTCAAAATCATTGAAAAATTCTTAAATGCTTTACGAGGCTATAACACAAAAATAGGAATAGATGGATAAAGAATTTCAGATGTTTGGATTTGATGATGAAATCGCAAATAAAAAAGGAGGTAATTAACGATGTATAAGGACTGTGACTTCCAGGGCTGGGCCACAAAGAATGACCTCAAGTGCGCAGATGGGCGTATTATTCGTCACGGAGCATTTAGAGTCAATGATGGCCAAAAAGTGCCTTTAGTATGGAATCATCAGCATAACAGCCCATCTGATATTTTGGGCCATGCGGTCTTAGAAAATCGAGATGAAGGCGTATATGCATATTGCAGCTTTAACGATACTCCAGCTGGGAGCGATGCTAAGTCTGCAGTTAAGCATGGTGATGTTACTGCGCTCAGCATCTGGGCTAACGGACTTCAGCAGATGGGAAATGACGTTATTCATGGCGTTATTCGAGAAGTTAGTCTGGTGTTAGCTGGGGCAAATCCTGGTGCCTTTATTGAATCTGTATTAGCTCACGGTGAGCCGATGGAAGACGGAGACGATGAAGGGTTATTCTATACTGAAGAAGGTATTTATTTAGAACATGCCATGGACGATGATTCTAAAAAGGAGGATAAAGAAATGGGAGATCCTAAGAAAGAGGATACGACTAAAAAAGAAGAGCAAGATACCAAAAAGGAAACTATTGGTGATATTTTTGACACCCTGACAACTAAGCAGAAAGAAGCTGTTGCCGTTATTATCGGGCAAGTGGTAGAAGAAGCTAAGGGTAAAAGTGATGATAAAGAAGATGATAAGGAGGATAAAGAAATGAAACATAACATTTTCTCAGATGGCGTAAGCCAGGGACCGGTACTTAGCCATTCTGATATGGAGACTATCTTTGCTGATGCTAAGAGATGTGGCTCCCTTCGTGAGGCCGTTGACATGCATTTAGAAGAGGGCGGAGTACTTGCTCATGCTTTAGACACTACTGGTATGACCACGGCAAGTGGAAGCCAGCAGTACGGATTTAACGATCCCAGCATGCTGTTCCCAGATTACAAGAGTATTACAAACACTCCGGAGTGGATCTCCAGAAACATGGATTGGGTACAGGATGTTATGGGTTCTGTACATCGTACTCCGTTTAGCCGGATTAAATCCATGTATGCAAATATTACAGAGGATGAGGCTAGAGCTAAAGGTTACATTAAGGGTAGTCTTAAGAAAGAGGAAGTATTCACTACTCTGAAGAGAACCACGGATCCTCAGACGATTTATAAGAAGCAGAAACTCGATCGCGATGATATGGTTGATATCACAGACTTCGACGTTGTTGCATGGATTCGCGCAGAAATGAGATTGATGCTGGATGAGGAAGCAGCAAGAGCTATTCTTATTGGCGATGGTAGAGCATCTGATTCCGATGATAAGATCAAAGAGGATCACATTCGTCCAGTTATTAGCGATTCTCCGCTGTTCAACGTACAGACTGCAGTATCCGTAGGAGCAAATGCAACTGCTGCAGAAATTGCTAAGACTACGATCACCGAGATCATTCGTGCTAGAAAGAAGTATAAGGGTTCTGGAAACCCTACATTCTATACCACCGAGGATGTTCTCACTGAGATGCTGCTTCTTGAGGACAGCATTGGTCATCGATTATACAAGACCGAAGCCGAGTTAGCAACTGCTCTTCGTGTAAGTAAGATCGTTACCGTTGAGCCGATGGAAGGCGTTACCGTCGATATCGATACTGACAAGAAGCTTCCGTTGATCGGCGTAGTAGTTAACTTAGCCGATTACAATGTTGGTGCCGATAAGGGTGGCGAAGTTAATATGTTCGATGATTTTGACATCGACTACAACCAGCAGAAATACCTGATCGAGTCCAGATTCTCTGGCGCTCTGATCAAGCCTTTCTCTGCTTTAACCTTTGGTTTGAAGAAAGGCAATGCCGTAGCCGGCTAAAAAGTAATGGAAATTATGGAGAGATGAGCTTTTAAAGTTCTGTCTCTCCAATTTCAAAATGGAGGTAATTTAACATGAAGTTTATCGGAAATATCGGATTTTGGGAGGATGATGTTGAAGTAAAACCTGGTGTATGGCGTCCGGCTGCTATAGTCGAGAAGATCTATACCGGTGATATTTACAGAGATGTTCGAAAATTCCAAAAATCTGATACACAGAATGACATATTCACCGTAAATAATCAGATCAGCATATTAGCAGATCTTTACGCTTATGATAATTGGCCCTCCATTAAATACGTCGAATGGAATAACACGAAATGGTCAGTTTCCAGCGTTGAGGTGAATTATCCTCGGCTTGTGTTGGAGATTGGAGGGGTCTATAATGGCACGAACGAGACTTGAACTACATGACAAACTATGCGGGGTTCTCGAATCAAGGAATGTATACTTTCGACCACCATCAAAAGGCATGAAGTATCCTTGTATCATTTATACATTGGACGGAGATAATGCTAATTTCGCAAATAATGCTCAATACATTAAACGAAACCGATGGAGTATTACAGTGATCGATGAAGACCCAGATAGTGAAATTCCAGGTCGACTAAAAGAATCTTTACCCTATTGCGGATTTGACAGAACTTACGAATCCGATGGGCTAAACCACTTTGTTTATACTTTGTACTTTTAAAGGAGGAAATTTTTATGGCAAAATTGAAATGGGATCAGGTCGGTGAGAAGACCTACGAAACAGGTATAGACCATGCCGTACTTTACCCACAGTCAAGTGGAACTTATCCGAAGGGCGTTGCTTGGAATGGAATAACCTCTATCTCTGAGAGTCCTTCTGGAGCAGAAGACAATGCACTGTATGCAGATAACATGAAATACTTAAATCTTAAGAGCGCTGAGGAATTCGGCCTCACGGTTGAGTGTTATACCTATCCGGATGAGTGGGCTGCTTGCAACGGCGAGTCTAATTTGATCGACGGTGTAACTCTTGGTCAGCAGAGACGAAACACCTTTGGTCTGTCTTACAGAACCAAATACGGTAATGATAGTGAGGGTGAGGATTACGGCTTCAAGCTTCACTTAGTATATGGTTGCTCCGCATCTCCTTCCGAGAGAGCATTCGAGTCTATCAATGACAGCCCGGACGCAATTACATTCAGCTTCGAAGTTACCACAACCCCGATTGATGTATCAGGCGTTGGAGCTGACGGAAAGCCGTTTAAGCCGGTTTCTTGTATCACAATCGACTCCACAAAGATTGATAATACGAAACTTGCTGAATTAGAGAAAATTCTCTATGGTAGTGACGGAACTGGAGACAGCGATAAGGGAACGGAACCTAGATTGCCTTTACCGGATGAGTTAAAGACTATCTTAGCAAATGGCTAATCAATGAGTTAAGTATTTTACGGCGGGGTCATTGGGTTGATTCTCGGTGGTCTCGTCGTATTTCAAAATGAATAGAATTTTTTGTTAAATTTGAAAGGAGAAAAGAATCATGTTAAAGAAGGTTATTAAGTACGAAGATTATGATGGAAATATTAGAGAGGAAGAACATTACTTCAATCTCACAAAAGCCGAGGTAATTCAATGGCTTACTACTACTGGCGGCTATACATTAGACAAAGTAATCGAACGGCTCGGTAAGGAACGTAATGGAAAACGTATTATGGAGATTTTTGCTGATCTCATCTATATGTCCTATGGTAGAAAATCTCTCGACGGAAGAAGATTTGAGAAGTCTGAAGAAATCAAGCGTGATTTCATGGAAACTGAGGCGTATTCCGTATTATTCACAGAGCTTGTGACAGACGCTAAGAAAGCCGCAGATTTTATCAATGCCATAGTACCGAAGGAGTTATCTGACGAGATCGAGCGTATCATAAAAGAGAACCCAGATGGCATCCCGGATGAAATGAAGGATTACCTAAGGGATACGACCGAGACAGAAGATAATGTGGTATCCATTGATAGATAATAAAATAGAAAGGAGGTTTTAGAATGCTCGAAATAGTCATACCAGAAAATGAATATTATGTTGAGAGAGCAGACGGAGCAGAAGAATTCGTTACCGTAAAAGAGACGAAGCTTCAATTGGAGCATTCTTTAATCTCCATAAAGAAGTGGGAGTCTAAGTGGCACAAACCATTTCTTGGAAAAGAAGAGAAGACACTTCCGGAAATTCTAGATTACATTCAATGTATGACCATCAATCATGGGGTTGATCCGGAAGTCTACAAATATATTCCGGGGGACGTAGTTAACGAGGTAATCGACTACATTAAGAACCCAATGACAGCAACGACATTTAGCGACTCAAAGCGTATTGGAGCTGCTAAAAACTCAAACGAGATAGTTACAAATGAAATAATTTATTACTGGATGATCGCTTTGCAAATCCCAGTAGAGTTTCAGAAGTGGCATTTGGAACAGTTGCTGACATTGATTAAGGTCGTAAACATCAAGAATTCCCCGAAGAATAAAATGAGTAAACGAGAAGAAGCTCGTCAACGCGCCGCTCTAAATGCTGCCAGACGAGCAAAAACAGGAAGCAAAGGATAGAAAGGATGCGGTTATATGACCGATAAAGACATTGCGATTTGTGGCCATGGATCTGGAACGCCATCAATAAAGAATCTTAATACATACTCTTCATCTCGGTATAAGAGCGTGGCTTCAAATGGTAAACGTAAAGGAATTGTGGCGGTAAAACGCCCAAAGAAAATGACGAATGATATTCAGAAAAAATTCCATGATGCTTATAAGACGATTCTAGGTAGAAACACTTATAGTCAAAGTCTTAGGCAGTATGTTTTTACCGCGTATAACGGAAAATATTATTCCGATTGTTCGAGTTCTGGTTGTGCTGCTTATAAGAAAGCTGGGTTATCTATTTCTTTATTGAATACGGCTGGTATTTATAACTCTTCAGACTTTGAAACGGTTAACGTAAAAATAAAAGACGGACATATTACAAACCCAGAGGTTTTAAAAGTTGGAGACGCCATCCTTTTCGCTGGAAATGACCCATCTAGACCGTTGCAAATAGGTCATGTTGAGTATGTATATGAGATATATACGGTGACAGATGAATCTACAAATACGACTACTAAGACGACATCAGCAAAGACAAGTACAGCGTATTACAAAAAGTACACTGGAACTAGTACTAGTTTAGTTGATGCTTTAATCTCGATTGGAGTCGCCGATACAAGCTTAACTAATCGAAAAGCAATAGCAAAAGCGAACGGAATTAGTGCTTATTCTGGAAGTGCGGAACAGAACACAAAACTTCTTGAGCTTTTAAAGAGTGGAAAGTTGAAGAAATAAGTGATATTTTAAAGAAAAGAAGTGATAATATGATCTCAATAGGAAGCAAGGGCGACTTCAAGAATCTTGAAAAATTGTTGAAGAAATCTCTAGGAAGAAATTATCTAGATGTATTAGAAAAGTATGCCAAAGAGGGAGTAGCAGCCCTTGCTTCTGCTACCCCGAAGGACACGGGAGAGACTGCCGGATCTTGGGGATACGAGATTGTAGAAGAGAACGGAAAGGTCTCAATCCATTGGAACAATTCGCATATAGAGAAAGGCGTAAATATTGCAGTTATTTTACAATATGGTCATGGTACTAGAAACGGCGGATATGTACAAGGCCGAGACTACATAAATCCAGCATTGCGACCAGTGTTTGATCAATTGGCCAATGCCGCATGGAAGGAGGTCACTAGTATATGAGCGCATCCGTTGATAAAAGAGTTGTTGAAATGCGTTTTGATAACTCCCAGTTCGAGAGCAACGCAAAAACAACGATGAACACTTTAACTCGTCTAAAGACGGCGCTTGGCTTTACAGATTCGACAAAAGCTTTACAAAACCTAGACAAGGCATCAAAGAATATTTCATTTGCGGATCTTGCATCTAGCGTGGAAGCTTTAGAAAAGCGGTTCTCAACATTGGGAATTGTTGGTATGACTGTAATTTCAAACATTACAACTGCCTTAACAAATACCCTAGCCAAAGGTATCAGTTATGTTACTGACTCGATTGTTAGTGGCGGTATAAAAAGAGCGATGAACATCGAAAATGCTCACTTCCAGCTACAGGCGTTATTAAAAGACGAAACCAAAGTACAAGCAGTTATGGCCGACGCGATGGAATCGGTGGATGGAACAGCTTATGCTTATGACGAAGCAGCAAAGGCTGCGTCACAGTTTGCAGCATCTGGAATTGAAGCCGGGGAAGACATGCTTAATGCATTAAAAGGTATCACCGGTGTAGCAGCGATGACAAACTCCTCATTTGAGGATATTTCAAAAGTGTTTACCACAGTTGCTGGTAATGGTCGTTTGATGGGTGATCAGCTACTTCAGTTGTCAAGTAGAGGTCTTAACGCCGCTTCAACGTTAGCCGATTATTATAGAGAAGTTCAAAACCAATCAAAGATAACAGAAGCTGACGTTAGAGATATGGTATCTAAAGGTAAGGTTAGTTTTAAAGATTTTTCCGACGCAATGACTTGGGCATTCGGCGATTCTGCGAAGAGGGCGAATGAAACCTTTACAGGAGCTCTATCTAATATGAAATCAGCGTTAGCAAGAATCGGTGCTGGATTTATATCTCCATTAGTTGAACAGAATGGAGAGCTTGTAAAACTATTTAACGCATTAAGAATACAAATTAATAATGTTAAAAGCGCCCTAGTATTTGACGAACAAACAAGTGCAATATCTGGTTTGGCCGAAGTTAGCGGGATGACAGATGAGAAACTTACCGATATGTTTGCGACTATAAAGAAGAACGGGTCGGTGAGTACTAAAGAGCTTAAGAAGTTGGAGAAGAATAATGTTAGCGCAACGGCTTCGCTGACCGATTATATTAATGGCGTAACCAATGGAACGATTCGGGCTTCTTATGCGACTACAACAGCATTAGAGGAACTGACAAATGGTACCGAAGTTTCAGAGAAACAAGTAAAGAAGTTTGTTAAAAATGGTAAAATCAGTCTTGATATTTTTACATCGGCCATGGAAACGAGCTACGGTAATCAAAAGGCGCTTACAAAACAGTTCACAGACTTCTTCCTTGATGAGGTTAGTAAGATTGTTAAAGCGATTGAGAATACCGATCTTACAAGCGCTATGGAAACATTTTACTATGGGCTAGAGATAGTTAAGAATCTATTTAAAGGTTTATGGTCTGTTATAAAACCTCTTGGTTCGGCAATAAAGGAAGTGTTCTTTAGCTTCTCAGACGAACAAGTATTAAATGTAGCTTCGGCGATTAAAGAGTTAACTTCTAAAATGAAGTTATCGGAAAAGAGTAGTAAGAATCTAAAAGACGCTTTTACAGGTGTATTGAATGTTGTTAAGTTACTTCTTACTGGTCTTCTCAACATGGTCGGGGTGTCGACAAAAGCACTAGATCCGATGGGGTCCTTACTGGATTTATTCTTATCATTACTTGGAGCTATGGGTAGGGGACTTACAAGTCTGACCGAGTGGATTGCTCAATCTCCAGTGTTGGCTACTATATTTGACATCATCTCTGCCGGTTTTGCTGCAGCCGCCGATGGACTATCTTGGTTTATAAAGCAGATTGACAAATTCCTTGGCAAAGTTGATGAGCTAGGCATCGCACAGAAAGTAATAGATGTATTTGTTAAATCTATTAATAAGATGGGCGAAGTTGCAGCTCCATATGTCGAAATACTTAAGAATAAACTAAGTGAGTTAAAGGCGTATTTATCAGAAATGATACCCAAGAAGCTAAATAGTCTTGGCGCGGAACTACTAAAGCTTCTTGAAAACCTTAACATATCATTAGATAAAGTAGACCCCAAACCTCCAACTAAAGCATTTGGAATGCTGACGACCGCAATAAGTAATTTGGTTGATGTGATTACCGGCAATAAAGGCGTATCCTCCGCGGTCGATGCGATTACAACTTTTGGGACGGCGCTCAAGAATGGTTTCTCATTCGATCTAATATTATCGAACATTGACAAATTCAGAGTTAGTATTACGGATTTTGTAAGTTGGTTTAAGACTACGGTTGGGCCGGCATTTGCAGATTTTAACATTGGATCTGCTATTGGTGCGGCAGCTGGTGGAACCATGATTTATTCAATTGTTAAGATCGCTAACACAATTGAGAACTTATCAAAGAAGCTTCCAGATTTTGGAAAACTTGTTAACTCGTTAAGTGGAGCCCTCGGTGAAGTTGGCAATACGTTGGTTGCATATCAGAAGAATCTGAAAGCCGATACGCTACTTAAGATCGCCGGTGCAATTGCTGTATTATGCGTGGCGCTAACTGTTATGAGTTTTGCCGATACAAAGAAACTTCTTGCCGCAGCTATTGCTCTTGGCGTTGTTGGTGGAGTGTTAATTGCCGCATTGGATAAATATTCGCTAGTTCAAAAGAAGAGTAAAAATGTAAATGACGCCATCAATACGTTTGCGACAGGTTTATCGAAATCAATGCAAAATCTTTCCAAAGCTGCAAAGTATAAGGCCATTGGAAGTATGATTAAGAGCATTGCAGAATCGGTACTGATGGTTGTTGCCGCCATCTTGATAATTGGATATGCGTATAAGAAAGATCCTCAGATGGTCGAGACTGGCGGTATTATTGTTGGTATCATTGTCGGCGTATTTGTTGGTATTATAGCTCTTATGTCTGTTCTCGGTAAGAAGCTGAATTCAGGAATGAATGCATTTGGAAAAGCGTCTCTTGGAATATTAGCACTTAGTACGGCTCTTAATCTAACCATCGTTGCAATGAAGAAGCTCTTCAAGATGGAACTACCAGACGATTACAAAACCAAACTAGCAATTCTGGCTGGCATATTTGGCGGTCTGGCAGTTATGACAATATTACTACAGAAAGCAGCAAAAGATGCTTCTGGAAAGGTCGATTCTAAACCTATTCTAGCATTGGCGGCATCTGTATACATTGTCGTTTTAGCCGTTAATAAACTGTTCGCTATGGAGTTGGGCGACGATTGGAAAGTAAAAGCCGGCATCTTAGCCGGTATATTTGTTGGGTTGGCCGCGCTTATTGTGGTTATAGGCGTAGCTCAAAAGCTAGCTGGCGGCACAATAAAAGGCATGGGCGTATTGCTAAGTTTGGCTCTACTTATAGGCGTTGTCGTTGGCGCATTGGTTGTGCTATCGTTATTCCCAGCGGCAGCTCTATTAAAAGGAGCAGTTGCACTCGGTTTAGTTCTCTTGTCGTTGGCTGGAACTATGTACGGAGTTGGTAAGATTACAGAGCCGGATTCATACAAAGCCGTATTGGCAATGGCTCTTATGGTGGGCGTCATAACTGCAGCCTTGAGTGTCCTATCAATGATACCGGCAAAGGCGTTATTGAAAGCCGCGGTGGCATTGGGAACGATACTACTTACTTTAGCAGTAGACTTCCTAGCAATTTCGAAGATCTCAAACGAGAAAGTATATATGACGGTTCTCGCAATGGCTATCATAGTTGGCACAATAGCTCTATCGTTAGCTGTTCTGGCGAAACAACCAATCGAAGGTTTGGCAGCTGGAGCTCTTGCTATGACAGCGGTTCTATTGGCAGTAGCCGTTGATTTTGTTGCAATTTCAAAGATGACAAATGCAAAAGTTTATGCAAACATAATTGCTATGGTTGCTGCCATCGCGGTTATTTCTGTATCCCTATATGCTTTGTCAAATCAACCGTGGGAGGGATTATTGGCTGGAGCGACTGCATTGAGTGAGGTTCTCCTAGCTATGTCGGCGGCGATTCTAATTGCTAGTACTGCGCCTACAAACCCTGCTGGCTTGGCAGCATTTATTGTTGCTTTGGGATCTGTTCTGTTAATTGCATACGCTTTATACCAGTTAGCTCAACAACCTTGGCCCGCATTGCTGGCTGCAGGAACCGCAATATCTGAAGTATTACTCGCCATGGCTGCGACGTTAGCTATTTTAACAATGGTTGGAGCTGCAGCACCGGCAGCATTGATCGGCATTGGTTTGTTAGATGTGCTCATTGTGGATTTAGTCGCCCTCATGGTCGGCATTGGAGCCTTGTTTGAAAAGGTTAGTGCCCTGGAAGGCTTCCTAGATAAAGGAATAGAAATTCTAATTAAAGTGGGAGATGGCCTTGGGCGATTTGTTGGTTCTATCGTTGCTGGAGCTCTTTCGGAAGTGTCAGCGATATTACCAAAGATAGGCCTCGACCTTAGTCTCTTCTGGGTAAATGCTTCGATATTCTTTAACGGAATCAAGTCGATGGATTCGCAGACATTTACAAACATTGGTTTGCTTGCTGGAGCGATTATTGCTTTAACTGTTGCTGAATTAGTCAATGGTGTAGCTAGCTTCTTTGGATGCGACTTAGCTGGTGTCGGTAAGCAACTCGGTGAATTCTGGGATAGTGCAAAATCGTTCTTCGACGGAATCTCAGGGTTGAAGCCAGAATCAGTTGAAGCGGCAAATAAGATAGCCGCAATGATATTATCTCTGACTGCTGCAGAACTAATCAATGGCCTTATGAACTTCATAGGCATTGGTGGAGGAAGTTTAGCGGATTTTGGTAAGGAGCTTAGCGAGTTTGGGCCTTATATTCGTGACTTTGCCGCAACCGTAAAGGATGTTACGCCCGAAGCAGTTCAAGGAGCAGCAGACGCAGCTAAGATTATGGCGGAAGTTGAAAAGACTCTACCGAGTCATGATGGTTTGCTACAAAAGATCATGGGCGACAAGAGCCTTGCTGATTTTGGACAAGAGCTTCTTTTATTCGGACCATCAATCAAAGCGTTTGCAATGATAGTAAAAGATATTAAGTCAGAAGCAGTAGAGGGGGCAGCTGCTGCCGCAAACATTATGTCGGAAGTGGAAGCAAACCTCCCAGCTCAAGATGGATTGAAGCAAAAGATCATGGGCGATAAGAAGCTTTCAGAGTTTGGACAGGAGCTTCTTGCCTTCGCTCCATCTATCGTTGCGTTCTGTACGATCGTAAAAGATCTGAAGGCGTCAGCTGTAATTAATGTCGCAATCATAACCAAAGTGATGACAATGCTGGCAGACGATTTACCGACATCTAGTGATAGCTTTAAAGGATTCTTCACAGGAAAGCAAGACTTCAAGAAGTTTGGCGAAACGCTTGAAAGTTTTGGTAAATCGATGGTTGAGTTCGCTAAAAAGGTTTCCGGAATTAAATTCGATAACTTGAGTTCAACGTTGAAAGCGGTTGGTGATCTCCTTGATATGGGCTCTAAACTGAATAATTTCAGTACAAAAGGAGTTGAAAGTTTTGCCAATTCATTGAAGAAGATGGCCGATAATGGTGTTAAATCTTTTACAAAGCAGTTCAGTGACTCGAAGAAAGAAGTCGAGAACGCAGTGTCGAAGATGGTTAAGTATGTCTCAGATGCCGTCGTTAATAAACAGAATCAGATCATCTCAAAAGGTGTTCAGACCGGAACAAAGCTGATCAACTCGATACGAGATGCTGTAAAAGACGGAGCCAGTGGACTGCAGACTCGAATGACGAAACTTGGTAAGAATGCCTGCGAAGGTTTCCGAGATGGTATTACGAATAACATAAGCATTGTTAAGAAAGCTGCAGAACGTCTTGCCGACGCGGTGGATAAGTCTGTATGTGTTAAGTTGGAAATTCACTCGCCTTCAAGGGTTGCAAAATTGAGGGGTTATCAATGGTGTCTTGGTATGGAAGCTGGACTTGCTCAGGGTACTGGGATAATAAAGACAAGGATTATGAGCATAAGCAATGAGCTTATAAGCTTAAGTCGTACTGCGATCGCTAATCTATCTGATAGTCTATCTAACATTGGGGTGACCGTTCCAACATTCGATTGGACGTCGACGATAAACAATATAAAAGGCTATGCCAATATATTACAGGCAGTCGAGACCGCCGACGAAGAAGTTACAAGACTTCAGCAAGAGCGAGCTTCAAATACTGAGAAGATGAACAAAGCGATTGAAAAATCGAACACCAAACTCGAGAAGCAGTACAATAAAGATCTCAAGACGCTTCAAAGCAAGTATACAAAAGAGATCGATGCTCTAAATACCAAGATTAGCAACACAAAGGATAGCGCGCAGAAGAAGAAATTGCAATCCGAGCTTAAGGCTTTAAAAGCTGAGCAGACAAAAGCAGAAGCAGCATTGAAGTCAGCATATGAAACGGAAGTTACTAGTGAAACAAATCGTCTAACTTCAAAGTACACGGATGTTATTGCTCAGGCAAAGGATTATTATGAGCAGTTGTACTCAATTAAGGTTTCTGGAAATAATAAGATCGAGTACGAAGATAAGAGCTTTGCTGAGTTCGAGGAAGAATTCCTATCCAGTTTATCCAGCATTATGAGTTCTTGGGCTAGCGAGATTGAATCCGCAAGAGACTCTATGATGAGTACCTTTGATATTCTATCTGAGATCTCAAAGAAAGAGGTCGTTACAAAAGACCAGATTCTTCAGAACATTAAAGATCAGAATGCCGAATATCAGAGTTATATCACAACGATGTCCGAACTTAATACAAAGCTCGAAGGGACTAGAGTATTAGAATACATCCAAGGTCTTGGCGTCGACTCAACTGATCAGTTGAAAGAGATCAATTCCATGACTGATAGAGAGTTAAGCGATTTCGTTAAACTTTATGATACGAAGTTTGCATTGGCCACAGAAGCTGGATTGCAGCAAATTGCTGGAAAGAAAGAAGATTATAACACCCAAATTCAAGAGCTATTTGGGGGTATTTATGACAATATAACTGTTGATACCCTGACCCAATACTTCGATGGGACCTTGGACGGTTTGTTTACAGCTCTCTCCGGATGGGTTAATAGCGATGGTAGCGAGGTTGTAAATAAGGTAGTTAAATCATCACTTAAAGCTTCTGCTGAAAAGACTAAGTCGACTGCAACTTCAGCTGGTAAAACCGTAGCTAAGAATGCAGTCTCTGGGGCAAAGTCTCAAGAAAGCACATTCACTTCAGCTGGTTCTTCTGCTGGCGCAGCTTATGTTTCCGGTATAAGGAGTCAAATCTCGGCGGCAAAAGCTGCAATGGCTGAATTAACATCCGTTACTTCTACAACCTCAACAAGCGTTGGCTCTAATGTCGCAGCCGGATTATCTAGTGGCATGTCTAGTAGTACATCTACGGTGTCGATGACAGCGCGCAAACTTGCGAGCACGACTATATATTCGCTAAAGGATACATTAAAGATTAACTCCCCGTCAAAGGTTACAACTGAGTTCGGCGTATTTGCTGCGATGGGTCTTGCTAATGGAATCTTAAAGTACACTGCAAAAGCTGCAATAGCCGGTCAGAAGCTTGGTGATGCTACAGCAGATGCAGTATCATTAGGCGTCGATCGTGTTTCAAACATTATCGATGATATTTCAGATCCTGTTCTTAGACCAACAGTTGATCTTAGTGGCGTTGAGCGGTCTGCTTCAGATATCGAGAAGATGTTTAATAGCGCAATTGCCACGGTGAATGTAAATGCGGTTGCTACGTCTGCCACAATGAACAAGAAGACGTCTAAGGCAGAAGAAAGCGGCACGAAGAAGACAACTGATAAGAAGGCCGAGGGAAATACCTACAATTTCAATCAGTACAACACTTCACCTACTGCGTTGTCTCGAATTGATATTTACAGACAGACAAAGAATCAGTTTACACAATTTAAGGAGGCGATGGTATAAACCATGATAAAGAATATTACAATCATCAATCATCTTGGAGAATCGCTTCATATCTCTATGACGGAGCCTGAGAAATCGGGCTTCATCATAAAGAGTATTACAGGATTGGGGCCGGTAAAAGCTGATACATTCTTTAGCGAATTCACAAGTATGGATGGAAGCATTGACAACGGCTCAAGGCTGAACACTAGGAATATTGTTATGAATTTCATGTTCTTGGAAAATCCATCCATTGAGGCTACTCGACTCCTCTCCTACAAATACTTCCCGATCAAACAGAACATTACATTTCGAATTGAGACGGATGCTCGAATCTGCGAAACAGTCGGAAGAGTGGAGTCAAATGAACCTGATATTTTTAGTGAAGCTGAGGGCTGTAGCATTTCGATGATATGCCCAGACCCGTACTTCTATTCCGCTGGCGAGTTGAATAAAACTATTTTTAGTGGTGTAGAAGATATGTTTGAATTCCCGTTTAGCAATGAGTCTCTTACTGAGAACTTACTTGAGCTTTCGAGAATTAATCTGAAACGAGAAGGAACTGTACAGTACGAAGGTGATTCTCAGATTGGAGTGACCATTAGAATACATCTGATTGGTAGAGTTACCGGGCTTAAACTTTACAACATCAATACCAGAGAAGTATTCGCATTCAATGATGACAAGTTTAAAAATACTATGGGGTCTGAAATGGCAGCTGGAGACGATATCACAATTGTAACAAATAAGGGTAAAAAGTCAGTAAGCATCCTTAGGAATGGCGTTACAACAAACATCCTAAATGTCATCGAGAAACCTGTTACGTGGTTCGAGATTACCAAAGGTGATAACTTATTCGGGTATCGAGCCGATGAGGGCGAGGATAAAGTACAGTTGACTATTGAAAACCGCGTGATCTATGAGGGGGTGTAGTTTTATGGATATTTTGTTATTGAATAAAAATCTTGAAACTATAGCCGCTGTGGATGCTTTTGAATCCTTCATATGGACTGACCGGTATTGGGCGTGCGGTGATTTTGAACTATATTTACCAGCATCTGAAGAAGCAGTTAATCTTTATCAAGTCGACTACTTTCTATATAATAGCGATTCCGAACATCTCATGATTATCGAGGACCGAGAAATAGAGACCAGTACGGAAAACGGAAACCATTTAAAGATCATTGGACGGTCATTGGAAAGTCTCCTATCCCGAAGGATTGCATGGAACCAGATCTCGTTGAGCGGTTATGTCGATGGGCAGATGGAGAAACTCGTGAACGAAAACATAATAAACCCATCTATACCAGAGCGAAAGATTAAAAACTTTGTTTATGTAAAATCAGACGACCCGACCGTGATGGCTACGAAAGTTGATAGTCAGTATACTGGAACAGGTTTGTATGATATTTTTAATAAAGTATGTAAATCTAAACAACTTGGGTTTAAGGTTTGTTTAAACGATGATAATGAATTTGCCCTGTCGCTATATGCTGGAAAAGACCGGTCTTATGCCCAAGAAACAAATCCTCACGTTGTGTTTTCTCCATATTTTGATAATCTATCGGAGAGTAACTATGTTGAAACAAATAGCGCAGGGGCTAACGTTGCTCTTGTTGCGGGCGAAGATAGCGGATCAAATCGCCGTACGACTACAGTCGGAGATACTACAATTAGCGGTATAGATCGAAAAGAACTATATGTCGATGCTAGAGATATTCAATCCGAAGAGTATGACGATTCTGGAAACTCAACAACCTTAACAGATGCACAATACATGAGTAAGTTAACGGAAAGAGGAAACGAAAAATTAAGCGAGGCAAAAGATGTAAAA